GCATCACGCGGCGCTCGTTTCACGATTCACGCAACCAGATAGTCTTCGACACGCTTTCGGAGATGGTCGCGGCCGGGATGGCGACGACCGACGACGTGCTCTACGCCGAACTGATCGCCAAGCAGCGCTTCGAGGCCGCAGGCGGGCACGCCTACATCGTGGGCCTGACTAGCGCGGCGCCGACCTCGCTCAACGCAAAATACTACCTCGAGCGAGTGCTTCGCCTCGCCGTGGCGCGTGACGCCGTCCGCATCGCCCAGCGCATCGCCGAGCGAGTTGAGCAGGAGGCCGAGGCGACCGAACCGCTCGCTGAGTTGATCGCCGGCGGGGCACGCGACCTCCTGAGCATCGCCGCGGGCTCAGACGCGGACGGCGAGGAATCCTGGGACGAGCTCGTCGAGCGGGCCAAGGTCGAGCTTGAGCAAAAGATCCTAGGCGAGCAGCGGCGCGAGCTGATGCCGTTCCCTTGGCCGATCTGCAACCAGCGATTCGGCGAGATGGAGCGCCAGCAGCTGGTGGTCATTGCCGGCCGGTCCTCCTCGGGCAAATCCTCGCTCGCTCGGCCGATCCTGGCTCACCTCGCAAACCAAGGCCGTCGTTGCTACTACGTCACGCTCGAGGTCGCGCCGCACAAGGTGCCGCTCCAGATCGCGGCCTCGCTGGCTGGCGTCGGGCTGCGGCGCGTTTACGCCGAGCACCCAGCGTCGCAGGCCGAGATCCGCAAAGCGCTCGGCGAGCTCCGCGGGCGGCACGTGACCGTCTCCAGCCGAGACTCGTCGCTAGCTCGCATCGAGGCACGCGCCCGAGCGCTTCACGCCGGCGGCGGGCTCGACGTGCTCTTCGTCGACCACGGTGGGCTCGTGAAGGAGATTTACGAGGCCAAGGGCAGCAGCGAGAAGGTCAACGCCTGCGGGATGGTGACGAAGACGCTCAAGCGCATTGCCCGCGAGCTCGACATCCTCGTCGTGATGCTTTGGCAACTTAACCGCGAATCGGCCAAGGACAACAACCGTGAGCCCAACGTGACCGATCTGAAGGACTCGGGCAGCGTCGAGGAGGACGCGGACAAGGTCATTCTGATCCACCGACCCAACGAGGACGCCATCACAGGCCAGCAGCAGCGCGACACCGACTTTGAAGCCGACCGGCCGCGCTTCTTCACGAACGTCATCCAGGCCAAGGGCCGCGACGACGGCACCGCCGCTCAGTCCTTCTATTTCACGCGGGCGACCGCAACCTTCAACCCAGCAACGAGATGAACGACACGATCGAACGCCTAGACAACGTCGCAATGCACCTGCTCACCGAAAACGCCACGCTTTCCCGCGTGATTCGCCATTGCAAGGAACGGCAGGAGGAGGTGATGGCTCGGCTCAAGCACATCGAGGAGCTCCTCGCCAAAGAACGCGATTTGCGGGGCGATCGGCATCCGATGGCTACCCAGACCTTCACCGGGCAATCGGACAGTCAGAAAACGCACGCAATGGCCGTTTCCGCTTGACGGAGCGGCGACCTGACACGCCAATTTCGGGCAGAGTGGCACGGAAACCTAAAAACATCAGCGCCCACAGCTGGGCCAAGCATCAGCGACTGAACGCGAAGCTCGGCGTGGGGAAACGGAGGACAAGTGAAGCAAGACGCGGACAGACTGGAACTTGAGGCCCTACGCCTCGCAAATCGGGCGGCGCGGTCTATCGCGCAGCTGGAGAGTCATCGGAAGTCGTTGGTTAAGGAACACGCCGAGCGCATAAAGCGCCTGCGGCAGATCATCGAGAGCATCCAGCAGCGCGACCAGCTGGGCACGCTGGGACTGGAGGACGCGGTCGTCCTCAGCGAGTCAGCTGCGGCCCTAGTGCATAACCCGCTCGAGGGGCTGTGACGTGGTTACCTACACGCTCAACCGGCAGCCGGTGCACAGGCTGCGCTATGACGGCGCGAGCGAGGCCGCCAAGGTCTCGTGCGAGATGTTCGAGCGCCTGCTTGAGCTCGACACGCTGAAGCACGACAGCGCCGCAAACCTAGTGCGTAGGTTGGCTACCCTGGCCGACCTATCGCCGAGCGCCTTCCGGCTCGTGTTGCGCGCAGGCTCGGGCGATACTGGCTCGATCCTTGCGTCGTTTGAGCAGCAGGCGGTGGACCGGGGCAAGACTCGGCAAGCGTTACACTGGGAATGGCAGGAGGACGTGCGCCGCATCCGTATGGTGTTCCCCGAGGTTGCGGCCGTGCTCGTCGAGCTACGCGAGACCATCAAGCATCGCGAGGATGCGATGAGCAGCGCCGACGGGCTGCGCGAGGCGATGCGGCAGCAGGAGGGAGACGAGTGACGGGAAAGCTTACACTCGGCCGACTCGTCCAGTGCAAGGGGGCAGACGATTCGGCGATTACGCAAGTGACTGGGGGTGGGGGAGTAGGAAACCTTTGTAAGGTTTTCCGACGAAACGGGTTGCATGACCTACCGCAAAAAAACGGGGCTGGGCTGTTTGTAAAAATTGACGAATGAAACTTGAAACTGTCGGAATCGAGACGCTGTCGCCGGATCCGGCGAACGTGCGAAAGCACGGCCAGCGCAATATGGACGCGATCAAGGCGAGCCTACGTCGCTTCGGTCAGCAGAAGCCGATTGTGGTCGACTCCAAGGGAATCGTCTTGGCCGGCAACGGAACGCTGGCCGCGGCGCGGGAGCTTGACTGGCGCGAAATCCAGATCGTCCGCACCGACTTGAGCGGCTCGCAGGCGACGGCCTTCGGCATCGCGGACAACCGGAGCGCGGAGCTTGCGGAATGGGATGAGAAGCTCGGCGACGTTCTCGCCTCGCTCAAGGCCGAGGACTTCCCGCTTGAGGACATCGGCTTCGACGCGGCGGATCTTGGCAAATTGCTTCCACCGGATTTCGCTCCGGGATCAGAAGCGGATCAGGGAAAACTGGATCAACTAGAGCCGAAGATGGTAACCTGTCCACATTGCCGAAAGGAGTTTGACTTGCGTGAAACCGGCCAAGCCTGAACTCAAAATCGACTGGGCGACGCATGAATCAGCAAAGCACGCGGTCGAAAATTGGCACTACAGTCGATGTCTTCCGGCAGGCAAACTTGTGAAGGTTGGAGCGTGGGAAGACGGAAAGTTTATTGGCGTCGTTTTGTTTGGACGCGGTGCAACTCCTAATCTTGGCAATCCGTACAACCTTGGACAAGATGAGTGCGTTGAGTTAGTTCGAGTTGCGTTGCGATCTCATCAGACTGCGGTTTCTAAAATCGTTGCGATTGCGATTCGGTTTTTGAAACGAACCAATCCCAATTTGAGATTGATCGTTTCTTTTGCCGATCAGACGCAAGGGCATCATGGAGGAATTTATCAAGCTGGGAACTGGATTTATGGGGGAACGGGAAGTCCTGCGAAATTTTATGTTATCCACGGGAAACTGACTCATCCTCGATCTATCGGAGCGAAAGGACTCGTGCAAAATCTTGCGGGTGCAAAACAGCTTGATCCCTTCGCCGTGGAAAAACTAATCCTCGGCAAACATCGTTATCTAATGCCGCTTGACGCTGAAACGCGTGACCGTATCAAGCCGCTTGCCAGAGCTTATCCTAAACGCGCCGGAAGTGACACGAAGGACACGGCGGGCTTCCAGTCCGCAGAGGGCGGTTCAACCCCGACCCCGGCGCTCCAATAAATGAGCGACGATCCCGCGTCACCGGTCGAGGTCTACGCGAAGGCCAACCTCGCGAACATCGTCAAGCGGCTGAAGGCCGGCAAGACGCTGACGACCGCGGAGCGGAAGGCGCTCGACGAATACGAGGCGAAGCAATCGGGCGGCGACTGGGTCAAGGACACGGCAACCCTGGCGCGCGAGCTCGGGCTTTCACGGCAGGCGATTTATGACGCGCGCGCGCGCTACCCAGAAGATGCGCCGGCGAAGCAGATCGACGGGCGCCGCGAGAACCTGACGGCTTGGCGGAAGTTCTGCGCCGAAAAGCTGATCGGCAAGGACACGTCGACCAAGACGCTGGCCGACCTCAAGGCGGAGTTAATGCGCGAGAACATCGCGCTGCTGAAGAAGAAGAACAAACGCGAGGAGGGCGAGACGGTCGAGCGCGAGGTCGTGCAAGATATGCTCCAGCTGCTTTCCCAAAAGCTCGACCTTCTCCTCCGGCTCAAGCTTGAGGTTGAGCTCGGCCCGCGCGTTGCCGGCAAGTCGGCCGCGGAGGCGAACGTCGAAGGCGGGCTGATCCTCGACGAGATCCGCGAGGTGATCGCGGGGAACCTTGCGCGCTTCGAGACGGAGGCGATTCGGAAGAGCGCGACCGAGGAATGAGCGCCGAGCAACTCCTCGCCGGCTTCCGCCTCCCGCGGCCGGATCGCTCGCCGATCTACGACTGGGCGCGGCGACACGTTCAGCTGCCGGAATCCTACGCGACGCCTGGGCCGTTCAACGTGCGCTTGTCCCCGTGGCTCGTGCCGATCTTCGACGCGCTGCAAAATCCGCTCGTCCGCCGCGTTCACTTTCGCAAGGCCGTGCAGATCGGCGGCACGCTGGTGGCCGACGTTTGGCTGCCGTGGATCATCGCAAACGATCCTGGCCCGATCTCGTGGACGATGCAGACGGACGAGATGGTAGAGAAGCACGCGAAGACGCGCCTGTGGCCGCTTCTTGAGCGATGCCGGCCTGTGGCCGCAATGCTGCCGAAGCCGGGGCCGCATCGGACGACAACCGAGATCTTCTTCGGCGGCTTCTTCGTCACGCTCAACGCGGCCAACCTTTCGACCCAGCAGAGCCAATCGATCCGCTACAAGATCAACGACGAGCTCTGGCTTCCGCGCTGGCAGGAGATTTACGGCCACGCGGTGGCGCGCGTCTCCAAGTTCGAGGAGGTGGGCCGCTCTAAGATCTACAATGCGAGCCAAGCGCCGGTGATGGACGCGGAGACCGGCAACGTCGAGGACACCAGCTTCCGCTCGGGCGACCAGAGCGAGTGGCACGCCGAGTGCCCAGGCTGCCGCAAGATCCTGCCGGTCGCGTTCGAGGTGCTGCACAAGGAGCAGCGCGGCGGCGTGATCTGGGACCGAGCGGCGCGGCGCGATGACGAGACGTGGGACGTCGGC